CCCCTGACCACCAGATTGTCCCCTTGGATATCCTCCATCCTGACGGCCACGACCTCCTTTCGTCGGAGGCCGCCCATAGCCATAAGGACCACCATCAGGCGAAGCTGGCCTGACGTGGCCGATAGGATGGTGTCCAGGGTGTGCTGGTCGTAGAACCTCACCCGCGCCCTCGAGGGCGGGGGAAGTCGGACACGGCCCGACCTGATCAGGTCCTCGAGGCTGGTGAGTCGCGCCTGGCGAAACATGCCCCTCAGTGCCGCTATCTCCGTCCGGCGGGTGCTCGGGAGGGTGTGGGCGCGGGAGGAAAGGAGTTGCGAGAGCTCCAACAGCCCCCATCGCCGCAAATCGGTGGTGATGCCGATCTCCCTGGTCGTCCGGTATAGTAGCCTCAGCACCTTTCGATAGGTGCAATGCGTGGCCTCGCTCCGCGTGAGCCTGACCTCCTCCAAGTACGCCTCCATCGCCCGTCTGAACGCATCCTTGCGTCCCATCGGGTAAGCACCCCCTAGAGCGTTGAGAGTTATTCAATTTGGCCCGAGCCTCCACTCCCACCGGATGACGGCCCAAGTCTCGGCCATCACCTCGTTGTAGGTCATCCCGTTAAGCTCCATGAGCCCCTTGACGAGCTCCTGGCGGCCGGCGAAGCCGTCCCGCAAAGCTATGTCCTCGGTGAAGTCCTCCCCGCGCATGAGGTGGAGCTCCCACCCGTTGGACTGCCCCATCTTGCGATGCCTCGGGTGGCGGTTGCGCGGGTTGGTCAGGTGGATGTGGAGAACCGAGTCCTCAACCCTGACCGACTCGCCCGTCATCATGTCGGGACGTCCGGCCCTCCTCCGCCAGAGGTCGGAGTTAATCCTAATAGTCTGGCGCTTGGAGAGGTCCATCAGCTTGGACTCCCACATGAGCGAAAAGGTCAGTAACGGCACCTACTCATCCTCCCGTGGCATCCATAATCTCTTGAAAAGGTCCGTGACCCCGTTGGGATCGTGCTCGGGCGGCTCATCGGTCATCTCCACGCCTCCCGAGGCAGGGTAGCATTCAATCTTGCCCGTTCCGCAGCCCTCCGCGCCCTCTCCGTGTGAGTCTCGGTGGGTCGGGGGGGTTGACACGGCTCCCACCCCTCTGGAGCGTCTGAGGGCGTCTGTGTGCGTTTTACGGGCTCTTTCATGAGGTCGCCTTAGCCTTGTCGCATGGCGGCCAACTATCTTCATTGCACAATCTGATGGGGTTGTCGGGATAGACTTGAGTTTTTTCCTTCCAGAGCTTGACGAGATTATCTTTTATGAAGTATGGAATTCGAGCGAAGGCGGCGGATTGCCAGGTAATAGTCGATATCCATTCGATTTCGGGCAGCTTTGCCCCCGGGCCAGTCTGAGCCCCAATTATCACCCATTGGATGCCTTCAAATAGGTATATATCGGACGGGAGGGGGGCCAGTAGAGGCTCGACACTGACGAATTTAACACTGTCATGCCTGATGGACGCCAGTTCCTTAATGCGCTTGGACGAGTTCCCGCTGCCATCAACAGAGGTTCCAATCCAGAGATTTTCAGGGAGCTCCCCATCGTAGAGTTTGTATGCCCTCGGATTCTTTGTGAGGACCTGGAAGATGTGTCGGGGGTTGTTGATCACGACCTCGAGTATCTGGTTTACCCAGTTGACGGGCACCCACCCCCCGAACATATCCCCCATGCTGACGGTGAAGATGAATGAGGGTTTCTTGACCTGATAGGGCTCGCGGAGGCGATTCTCATGGAATGTCGGCTCAAACCCGTTCTCGTAACCGAACCTGCCCTTGAGTCGCCCCTCCGCCAACCGTCTGGCGTAACAGTAGGGGCAGCCGTGGAGACATCCCGTAATCGGGTTCCAGGTGTAATCAGTCCACTCAATTGCGGTCCGGTTCATTCGCCTAGCCCCATCTCTTCAAGAATTCCTCGACTGGTCCGAGGTCTTGTGACAACTTTGGATTGAAAAGAGTGATCATGGCAAGGGAGGAGCCATCAATCCCCCCGATTTGAACCCGGTGCTCCTTAAAGCAATGGACGCAGAACCCTTGGAGCTCCAGTATATGCTTTTCAACAACCCACCTGATACCAGTGAAGTTGATATGGGGGCGGGTATACGTTGAGTTGGCTTTTCTGTTGGGGTACGTTTCACAAGTCGGGCATATGACCCGTTTGAAGTTCTTACTATTCAAGGTCGGTAGAGTTTCCATCGTTATCCCTCGCCTATTGTGAATCGTCATCCGTGGGCCATTCCACCTGTCCCGCCATACGAGCTAAATCCCATTTGTTTCCAGCGATCTCCCTCTCAGGGGTCAAAATCTCCCACGCGCGCCCATCCCCGGACCTCGCGGTGATCGTCAGGCCCACTTCAACAGCGGGAAATAGGATTGTGGGTTCTGGCTCTGAATAATCTATAAACGGGAAAACGGAAATCAATTCAAAGGTAACTAAGCAATTGTTGAGCACCCTGGGGTTGCGAGCCCGAGCTTGTCGGCCAAGCTGATGATAGAGCGTCACATTGACCATCTTTTCCAGTTGGTCAACATTCTCCGCGTGAATCACGGCAACGGGCATCAGTCCACCCCCCCGTCAGTGGAATGTAAAGCGGACGGGCGGCATTCGGTGGAGGGTGGAGGACTTCCGCCCGTCCGCTTCTGGGGGGGTTGGGAGGTGGTTCTGGCGAGTGCATCGCCTGAGAGTGATGCTGGCGGGGCGCAGAAATGGAGGGTAGCCATGAGGCGCGTGTCTGGTGCGTCTCCGAGGACCTTGAGGGCAAGGTCCCGGGCCAGCACCACATCGCCACGGGCCTCGTCTAGCCATGCCCTACCAAAAGCCTCAAGCCGTAGCTTCGTCATCCCCTCGCGTATTCGCCCCACCAGCTTGGTGAGTGACTGGCCGACCCGCCTGATGTTTTGGACGGATGCATGTGAAGCATCAACATCAGAAGGCGGGTCGGCCAGTTGAGAGTGATCAGTAAAAGGTAGCCGCCAGGCGATGGGTGCCCAAACGCTGGGAGTCGGGACATTGGGTTTATTGCTGTTGCGGTTCGAATCGCCTGGCGACATTTTCCCCGACCTCCAGCCAGATGCCTATGCTGAGGTGCCGTTCACTCTCTCAACATGCCTTCGGACGGCCTCATTTACGAAACCGTTGAGATTGGTATACCCCAACTCGGGCCGTTCCTTGATCCGCTCGCGTATCGATTCTGCCAATGCCCGAGGGATTTTAACGGTGATGTATTCCGAAGGTGGCATGTGAGACACTAATGGACCTTCTAATACTAATAGTTGGTGGAACATGTGCCACTATTGGAAATCTTATACTGGCCGAAAACTAGATAATAAAGTTTTTCTTAAACTATTGGTGTAGGGTCCGTATGCCTCAGCCCCATAGGACGGTTAAAATCCCAATAGAATTATATAAACATGTCGCGGAGATAGTGGAGCAGGGGCGGTTTGGGTATAGGAATAAAAACGAGTTCGTGAAGGAGGCCATACGTAGATACCTGATAGAACTCGGGATATTCGATGAAAACACGGAGGGAGAAATCGAAATCGATGAATGACCTAGAGGATTTCGAGCGGGGCGTTGAAAGACGTGCCGCGACATTGAGGTTTAAGTATTCAGTCTACTTGATATTGGCGGTTTCGGTTTTCTTGTGCATCCTATTCTCAGCAATACATCTCTGGGGTGGAGATACTGTAAGAATGGAGGCGTTCGAGCTCCAGTTTGTGGGCCTCGAGGTGGACGAGGGCGATACAGTGAAAATCCGTGTCCGGTCCGCCGACGAGTCATTAACGGTGTTCGGCACCAACAGCAACATGGGCTTACAACACCCTCCAGAATACCTCACGGGAATGCGATGGGAGCTCCCAGCGCATGACGCGGTAGTAGTCGAGTACGAGGCCCCAAACGCTGGACGGTGGGGCGTGGTGATCATGACGGACGCCCTACCCTCCAACGTCTACATCCAATTTCTGGAGCCAGAGGACCAAGCCCATTGGGTTTATACTTGGGGGCCCATCAAGCTTTCCGCTTTCCTTTTGGCCCTCGCTTTCGTCGCGTCTTTTTCTTTTTGGCGCTGCCGAGTTTCAAGGTCTTTATCTGGACGTTCTGAAGGTAATTCTCTATCTCCGTGAGCTTGTCGCCCTCGTCCTCGAGGGCGATGGCGTCAAACATATCCTTTAGCTCCACATCCACGCGGAACCCAGCGAAGTCCCCACTCTCGAACTGGATTTTCGTCCTCGGGACAGATTCCAGATACTCGTTATAATTCCGGTCCTCCCAGCGGGTGGAGTATCTGAGCCGCTTCTGGGAGAGTTTCCAGATCTTGGCCGCGAGCATCTTTTCCGCCACCGTGACGAGCCCCTCGTCTATCTGTTCAATGAAAATGACGTTGGCGTTGAACTTCCGGACAAGCTTGAGCAACCTGGTGAGGTCCACCGAGGCTCGCGTGGTGGCGTCCTGACGATGAAAGAAGGTGCTGATCTCATCCCACACCATCACGACACTCCTCCCCTCACGCCTCATGGAGATGCAAAAGAGTAGCATGTCCGTTAGGCGGACGGTCCGATAAAGACCCTCCATTGGCCCCTTTTTCACCACATTGCCAAATCGGACCAGGCTGGCATCTGCCGACTTGATGTTCGTGATCACGACATAATCCCTTTTCAATAGGATCTCCACAATGCTCAGAGCGGCATCGGTCTTGCCCGAGCCCGGGAGGCCCCAGACGTGGTACATTATCCCATTGTGCTTCATGAACGGTTTGATGAAAATGGCGGGGTTGAAGTCATCGAACTGGTGGTATAATTTCTGTTTCCAGTTCATCGCCGCTATCCTGGTGAGATCGTCCGACATGTTGACCCTGGCGTTCAACCCAATGCGGAGCTCGTCCCTGAGCCTTTCGAAGTCAGGCCAGGCTGAGAGTAGCGAGTTGCTGCCGCCGTTCGCAAGATAGCCATTGAGCTTTTTCATCCAGACTCGGAGGTGGGCGTGGTCGTGGAAAATCGTTGTCATGAGGTTTTTGAGTTGAGACGGGGCGATGAAATCATTTTCTATGTCCGAGAACGCGCTGGCTAGCGCGTTCTCAACGGCCAGGCGGCGCTCGTCAATGCCCTCCACCTCACTCATGCGATCAATTCCTCATAGGACCTGGCCCTCCAATCGTCGGGTTGCTTCTCCTTCTCGGTCAGGTAGTCGTATACAGTCTCAAACTGTCGGATGTACTCCGCCCTCGAGACAGCGCCCTTGAGTAGAAAATCCACCTTGCTGCGCACGAAATGGATGATGTCCATTTTCTTTGGCAACCGCCCATCCTTGATGGCGATTATTATCATGTTATCAATCTCAAGGCACCTAGCCCACCATTGCTCTTGGGAGAGTATCCGGTTCCTGGGAGGATTGATCAGCATTCGGATGGAAGTCCTGATCAGGTCCTCGGTGCCCTCCAGCGGGTCATCATCGTCAAGCATCCGTCGCATTGCCCATCTCCTCAATGATCCTGGCCTTTTCATCCCCATCCAGTAGCTCGAAGGATTCCATCGTGCGGTCCGATGAATGCACCATAATGTTTTGCTTTACAGAGCCGCCCATGATGCTCGGGTTGGACCTTAACAGGTCCAAGTTCGTCCTTTGGATACGGTCCAGCATCTGCTCGTGATGATTAGCGAATCGCCCCAAGTCAGGGGCTCCAGTCGTGTATTCCGTATCGTCCATGACTAGACGATAGTTCAAGACGGGGTTGTACTCATGGCGTCTAACCTTGTCAAATCGGCCCTTAATCCATACGGTGAAAACCCCCACCGTGACAATGGATGGGTCCACTACCAGCCGCTTCCATCGCCAGGGAGCGCAGAGCTCTGTACGATAGTAGATCACAGTGAGGTCCCTACCGTCCTCGTCACGGTAGTAGTCGCCCGAGATGGGCCTGGGTACATGCCCCCAAGGCATGTGTCTCCCACCGTTGAACAGTAGACACGACATATCGTAGAGCCAGTTATCGCCAGCATGTATACCGTGGATGTATGTGACCACACCGCCCTCGAGGTGGTTGACCGTGAGCCTCTTTCGATGTGGGCGATAGTAGGTCCAGTACCCGACCAGTGCACCGATTATGTAGAACCCTGGGATGATGGCCCAGGCGGTGCGGTCCCGTTGGTCCATGCCGTTCCATGTGGTGTTATTCGTCATGTGCATCTGGGCGTCCTCGGTCCACATGATCATTATGCGGGCCAATGGGAATTGGAGAGCGATGGCTATGACTAGGACGGCGACCAAGATGACCGCCTTTAGAATCGCTCGTCTATTCCAAGAACGCGGGGTCCTCTGCGGGTTGCTGTGCACTAGGCGGCACCTCCTCATGATACTGGTGATATTTCAGAGCCTCGAGTTGTGCGCGTTCACCGGCAGTCCCCGACGCGGACTGGAGGCCGGTAGTCTCTCCAACCTGCGTGAACATCATGGTCGAGGACTGGACGCGGCGCATCTCGTAGAACTCGCAGATCGCCCACCAATCCATCTTATTCTCGTCCCACCTCTTGTTACTCTGGGACGGTATGGGGTAAAAGAAATCCGCCTCTAGGTTGCGAACGGACATTCCGTCGAACACGATATTCCGGGCGCTGATACTGGAGAGTAGGAGGTCCGGCGGTGCGATGAAGATGTACCGGCGGAACGACCAAGCCCGTTCCTTGAACATCACCATGATGGATTGCTGATTCGCCGCGACCCCCGACACGCGGCCAATGTAGTGCATCCCACCATTCTCGGTATAATGGATGTCATCAGTGGACCGGATATAGAGCCCCCGGACGTGTCGGTCATCCGAGAACTTGCACGACCTCTTAGCCATCTCGAAAATTCTGGAGTGGACCTGCGCGTCTATCTCGTCCAAGTTCAAGGGGCGGTTTCCCATGAGCTCCATGATGACCAGGCCCAGGGGCTTCCCGAAAATGAATCTGGAAATCATCCAGAGGATGATGATGATAATTATCAGAGGCAATAGGATGTGTGTCCAGATGACGCTCTCAAAAAAGTCGCTCACGAATCCGCCCATATGTTCATCTCCTAAATTGGAACTGTCCACGGCGTACCTTTGTTAGCCGTTGCTGGTATCGGCGCTGTGCGGCCCTCCCCTCGCGTCGATACCGCTTCATCTCGTAGGCTCTGCGATGTAGTATGATTATGTAGCTACGGGCCAATCCGACCACGAGAGCGGTGATGGCGAGCACCAGCCAGAGGTCGCCCATCTCGTCCACGAGCCAGTCCGGTATCGATTCGTCCTCCTCATCGTCACCACTACCCGCGCCCGTGACCACGAGCGAGAATGTTTCCTCGTCGGTGTCCAGTACATCATCGGTCACGCGGATTGTGACGGAGTGGCTACCCACGGCGATCAGATTGCCGTACAGAGTGCCGTTGTCCTCACCGATGGCTAGCCACGCGGGACCGCTTACCATCTCCCATGAGTAGGGCGTCACGCCGTCCGAGGCCGTCATGGTGAACTCGTACCAGTCTGGTTGAATGCCGCTGTCGAGGCTCGTGGTCGTGATTTCCACCGGGTCACCCGATAGGTCGCCCCACCAATCGATATCTTCGTCCGTCCAGAGTTGGTGGGCATTGGTTCCCCCTGGATAATTGTCAATGACCATTGCCGCCCCCGCCTTGGGCCTTTCGAATGATATGCCATTGTATTGGGGCCAGAGTGAATTGAAACCCCCCTTAGCATAGAGGGCATGACCGGTATCCCCAATCTCTGTTACGGAGGACTGCCAGGCTGCCTGGGATGCATTCCAGAATTCCTGGCACTCATATAGTTTAGATTCGTCCTGGCTGTAAACTATGATTGTTACTGTCAGGCTGTCGCATTTCAATGAAAAACGTGGCCTGTATATGTCGTCATGCAGTAGGTCCTGGCGTAAAGTAAAGCCCCCCTCGTGGCTTGACTGAAACCAGTAATTTAGGTATAAGTTAATGCCTGAGCCTCCCTCTCCCGTTACAATGAATCTGTCATTATCCAGACAGGCTATATCTGGCCACCCGCAATTTGTAGATATTAGTATGTCTGTGATTGTCTCATCCCAATCAGTCATGTAATAGCCCCCTACCGTCATATATGCCACCCAGAAAATACCGGTATTGTTTGCTGCCAACCTCCCATAAGCATTGGTAACAGATACGAATTGAGTGGTATCTATGAACGTATCGTTTTCAATGTCATAAATCCTACCTTTTAAATAGGTGCTGCCCTCCCTGTATAACATTGCCACCCTGTCGGTATTATTTACTTCCATATCAAACGGGATACTGTTTTGGCTATTTACAACTCTATAATCCCAATCGTCCCAATCGGAGGATGGCCATTTTATCCAGAGGCAGGCTGGATAAACCCCTCCGTTCTTAATCCTGGTGAATAGCAGGACGGTATTGTTGGAGGTTACCTTTGTCGATGCAATAATGTAGGACTGGCTGCCCCCGTTCCAGTCCACTGAGGCTATTTCTGCGTGGCACCAATCTTCACCTGGAGTTTTATATGCGATGCAGAGGTCTGCGTCATTGTTCTCATAAGGGGCCACGATTTTCCCATCCTTGGTATGCGTCCCCTCATGGTCATAGAACATTGCGTTTGAGGATGTGTTGAAGGTGGAGGCGGTATACGCCCCCTCGGAATTTTCCGCAAGGTAGATCATGCACGTGAAGACGATGAAAGCGAAAAGGAGCAACCGGACCCAATAGTGGAACGGGTGGGCGACCTTGAGCTCGCTCATGGGCCCCACCCCCAGAGCTTGACGGTGACGAGCAACAGCATGGAGAGCCCCCAGATCAGCATCGCGGCGAATAGGACGGCCCAACCGTTTCGGTTCACCGTCTGGTTCAATCCATCACCTCCGACGCGCCAACCTCCTCACGCTTGCCGATGCTGGCAAAATAATAACACACCTGGCCGATGCCGACGAGTAGGATGAGCCAGACGGCATAATGAAAGTGGACCGTGAACAGCCGGTCCGTGACGGACGCGCGGGTGCCATACAGATACTCTGCGATCTCGTAGAGTGGAAAGAAAAGGTAGACGATGGGGAGGTAGCCGATGATCTCCGCAAAGCTCTTTTTCATTTTGGGCTCAGTCGGGTGGCGGTTCTGGAACCACCTGGACACCACCAACATGATGAAGTACACCACGATGACCGTGGGGGTGAGGATGAACACGAAAAAGGTGAACCCGGGTATCCAATCATCAATGTCGAAACTCAAGCCCTCGACCTCCTATACCGCGCCACCCCGCGAGTGGCGAGCTTCGCCACTGGTGTCTTGTAGACGAGGCTGAAACTGTTTTTCCAGAACTCTTGGGCGTACTCGATTGACGCCTCGAAACCGTCTCGGGACAGGATGATGAAAAATCGCTTGAGGCCGTTCACCACGAGGAGGGCGACGAAAAAGAACGGCACGAAAATGAATAACTCGATACCCTTGATAATGGCCCCAAAGAGGTAGGGCGCGAACTCCACCAGCCTCTCAAGAAACTCGTAGAAGTCCCCGAGGGCCACCCACACTGGCTTTAGCCAGCTTGCCAGTTTTGCGTATAGGCTATAAGCCAGGTCCATGTACGTCTCGGGGTCGTAGGCGTCGGGGAATAACACGATATTGGTGAACGTCCCCCAGACGCCGAATACCATGAAGCTCGTGGCGAATATCAGGGTTTCGATGTAGCCCTTCATCGGGTCGGAGTGCTCCTTTGGGATTAGCCGGAGCTCGTCCATGTCGTAGAGTCTGCCGTCCAGCATATATTGGGGGTCGAGTATCGAGTTCTCCCATGTGCCGTTGCTGACCTGAATGGAGTGGAACGGCCGGAAAAAGTATCTGCGGAGGTTGCCAGTGTCGTTGATGTTGGGGACGTATTGGACGTAGAATAGGTTAGTATTGTATGTCCGCTCGTCAAAATCGCTATCGAGCTCTGTATTGTGGTCGTGGATGAATATGGCGTTGGTGGAGTTGTAGAATGTCACATTGACATAGAAAACTTGGGCGGTGTACGCCTTGTCCCATTGTAGGGACTTGATGGTGAAGTCGGTGGTGCCGTTCTCCGCCACCCACCATTGATGTTGCCAGGTGCCGTTGACATTCTGAAGTTTGACGAGGGCGTTGGAGGTGTTGGAAATGTCCTTCATGAAGGGCATGAGAAAGGTGATGTTCTCATTCTGGGTCACAGCCTCGTCGGTGCGGGTGTGGAATAGTACTGACTGAATCGAGTTGTTCCCGTAGAAGTGGAGGCCGTCTATCCAGAGGTCGAGGTTTGTAGTTCCGCTCTTCATATTCAAAATATCAATATACGCAATAGAACTAAGATTTGGAGAAGACACCTGACTCCAACCAGACCAAGTAGGGTCGATATCTACTGTAACATAATTCCATTTGTCAACAGTAACAGTCTGTTTTTGTTGAGCATAATTCAATGAGTCAGTATACATCCGCAACCTAAGTGTGTCCATCGTATTCTCGGGCTTCACATAGAACCTAAGACTAGTATGAGAAGATAGGTCCTGTGCATCATCAAATGTATATCTAAGCCGATGTCCATAATCTAGGTCGTTTCCTTTAATTGAGTTTGTTCCAATTACAACATCTGTATTGTCAACGACTACGCTTACGCCTTGAGTTGCCCAATCCCCATCCCACGTCCCTCTACCATAGTCCGTGCCAGAGGGGGAGACTGCCTCGGTGATGTCGTCAGCGGGCATGAAGTGAGATGCGTTATGGATGACCTCAAACCCCGAAACCGAGTAGCCCATCCCATACTCATGGATGACGGAAATATCAAGGTCCGCCTCCACCGTCCTCTTTGTACCGTTCTGATACCAGATAGTCTGGTATATCTCGTCATCCCCCACGTCCGTCTGGGCGAAGGACGCGAGGATGCCCGTGTCGTGGCCGCCAGTGGTATTGATCTCGAAGTCAACCAGATACGTCTCGTCGGCGTGAATCGGCGCGTCCACACGCGCCCAGACGAATGACCAATCGTAATCCCAAGCCGTGATGTTCTGACGCCGCCAGGTGATGTTGAACTCCTCCGCGCGGTAGAAGTCCGAATACGTCAGGGTGGGCAGCGTGTGGGCTGTGGGGATGGGCGGGTCGAACTCATCCAGCCCCTCGAGGAATTCCGGGCGGTCCAGATGCCAGATGTTGAGATAGAAGTAATCCCAATCGGTGATATTGAACATCGGCACACGCCACCAGCTAACGCTGGAGCCGGACATGACCCAACGGCTCTGGAATTTCACCACGCTCATTAGGTGAGACTCCACCAGCTTGTCATCCTCGGACAACTGATACAGCATCGGCGGCATGAACGGGCCGGTGAACGTCCCGTTGATGCCAGACTCATTCATGAACGGGACAACCGTGGCGTTGTAGGATGTCAGACTCCAGTTGGCCTGGTCCGTCATGTTATATGTCACGTTGCCAGTCATTGATGGGCTGTACCTGATCACGCCATCCACGGTATAGGTCTTGGCGGCCGCCACCGAGGGGGCGAGCGCCGCCAGGATGACCGTCAAGGCCACCATGATGGCGCAGACGCGCCTCATGAACCCCTCCCCTGTAACATCTTGACGCTCAGCCGTCCAGTCCCCGCTATCAGCGCCACGGCGAGGAGGGGCGCGACGATGTATTGGGCCGTCTCCCAGAACCCCGCCAGGGTGTCCCACGCCTCCACCAGCACGTCATAGATCCACCCGAACGCCTCCACCGCATGAGTTACTATCCAAGACCCGAGCTTTTTCATGCCCTCCCAGATGTCGTGGAGGCCGTCCGTGATGAAACCGACGATGGCACCACCGCCGTCCCATATCCGCTCGAAGATGCTGAGAAAGCCGTGGTACAGCGCCTTGAGGTATTCCCCAGAGTTCCAATATTCAACGAATAGGTCAAAATGATTCTTGTTCGTCTCTGTGTTGGTGCCGTTCTCCGTGACCACCTCCCACTCTCCAGGGTTCAACGCGATGATGTTGGGGTGGTAATGGGTGTACGCATACTTCCCGCTCGGTGTCATCGTCTTGTGGGCCCACTGTCCATCGGTCCCTCTCGCGGAGCAATATACCTGGTGCGCCATGATCGGGCTGGCAAGGTCGGTATCCATGTCCACGACCATCGGGCGACGGTAGGGGTTGACGCTGGAGTTGTCGTAATCCATCTCATCCCACTTGACCGTCTCGCGTTGCTCGTGATAGCATAACGCCGTCAAGTCGATGGGCTCATGGAACTGGAACCAGACCTCTACATCCCATCGGTCATCGTCATCGAACGCTGTAAAGTTGACCGTGGAGTTGCTGGAGAATAGCACCCAATCATAATATTCCCATTTGGTCCAGTCCGTGTATGAAATCCTGGCGTTCTCCGCAACCTCGTAGCTGCGGTTCATCGCGTTCGTCACGGTGATGGTCGTGTCGTTGATCTCCGAGATGAATGTGGAGTCCGAGCCCGCTGTATCGTCCTCCACGGTGAGATGTTGCCCGACCCTAAGATGGGCGTTGCTCGTCACGTTCAGATTATAAGTCCCCTCGTCGGCGTCCGAGGTGAGGTAAGTGATGTACGGCAACTCAGGGATGAAATCTATATCCCCGTTGGCGAACTTCCAATCCCCATTGGCCGCGTAGATTTGCGGTGTGACATTCGCCACGTCCTCACTTATGAACGGCCACATGAAGCTCATGTATTGGTCGCCCGACCTCGAGGTGTTGAAAAACGGGTACAGCACCAGCACGTCATTGGTTTCGAGACTCAGCCGCCGCCCGAACAGCCCCCCGCGTCCACAACCCTCTTGGAACACGAAGGACCAATCCAGAGAGATCGCCCCGATCTCCGTGACGTTCCCGCCTAGCCCCTGGATGTACTTGGAGCTCCCAACGAACTCGTTGAGCCTCACATCGCGGAACTCCACCACCGACACCCCATCATCCGCCTCCTCTGCGGTACACCAATAGGTCATCAGCGTTCCGTCACGGGGCAGTCGGAAGGTCAGCGCCAGCACGTAATCGGTATCTGGTAGGAGCACCCCCGCGACCCGGACGTAGAGATGGCCGCCGAACGCGCGCATGTCATCGGTGGGGAGGTAGTCGGTCAGGGGCTCCCCAGCGGAGGCGTTCGCATAGGCCAGGGTGTCGTACGGGATTATCACGTCAGGCGCGTAGCCCGTGGTGGTTTCCACCCTCGGGCGGAAGGTATAGATCTTGCCCGACACGGGGAAACTCCACGGAGAGGTTACTGTATAGTTGGTATCCAACTGGACCTCGGTGGCGTTCGTCAGTTCGGTAAAAATCGAGAGGGTCAGCCCGAAAGTGCATTCTATCGAGGCGGGGTGGACCGGCACCCTCACCCACCACTCGGAGGAGCCGGACATGAGCTTTTGGCTGGATAGGTTGAAGTGACTAGCCAGCATCATGAATGTATACTTGCCCTCCCAACCGCCCGTCGAGTTCTCTTTCCAGAGGGGTGCGAGATTGTGCTGGAACTGGCTCGAGGGCAATATCGACCCGTAATAAGTGCCGTTGATCTCACCACCGAACGCGCCCTCCCATTCGGCCAGCATGGTGTCATTATGTGTCATGTTGGCGATGTTTACCGGGTCATTCACATCGATTAGGAACGGGTCAGATTCGATGGCGAACTCTATGGCCTCGGTGCTGTCCGCCTTGACGATCACCGCGCAACCCCCGAGGTAGATCATCAACACGAGGAGGAACGCTGTGGAGAGTCGGAGGGTGCGTTTTGGGAAGTGGTCATGCCGCTTGTAGACGTGAAGGTTCGCCATGAGCGGAAACACCTCGATACATGGCGCGTCATTCTCGAAATCGAACTCCGCTCGACATTTCAAGCAGACATGACCCGCGCCGTTATTGGGCAGCATACCAGGTTGGAGGCAGACATGGCCGCAGACGGGGCAGCGCTTGGAGCCGTGATTTAACAGCCAATCCTCGCGCTTCGTGTCGGAGCGATATATCATCGTCTGGCAAGTCTGGCATTGAAAGTTCAGGTCATCAAAATTATGCATAATCCCGTGCCCGTTCGGACATTCCATACTTGTGGCCCCCGAGGGGTCGCCCCCGCGCGAACGGGGGCGGGTGGGCGACCCACTCACCCGCACATGCCAAGCGGGTGTCGCCCTGGGTACTCGACCTCAGCACATCGTGCCTAGCCCCTGCCCCTGAAGGACCGGAGCACGAAGGCGAGCACGCCGACGATGATGGCGAGGACGAAGCCCCAGACCACCACATCTATGATGTCGTCCTTCGTGGTGTTGTCTATCAGTGCGTTCTCCATCATGGAGTTCACCTCCCCTTTCGGGGATGTGTTAGCTAACGCCGAGCATGAATATATATTTTTTCCTTCTTCTATATATTTATTATCAGCCCCCTTTATTATTGTCAACTAGTAAATAGTTAATAAAAATATATAGAGATGTATATCTAAGTCGTATTATATCATAGATATAATACGAGTTGTTTAGTATTTAAAGGGGTATATATACTACTATATATATTAGTATATAAACTTCAATTATTGATAAAAATATTTATCTCTCAAATTCCTCGTGAGATATCAAGACCTCTCGCCCATCCTTCATGATCTTTACGGGACGATGTACTACTCCTACCGTCCTACCACAATTGCCGCAACGAAATACACTAACCAGGGCGTCACTGAACTCCGCCGCCTCGGTGGTCTTGATATGCTCCATCTCAGTGGGGTTTCGAGTGCTCAGTCTCTTACAATCTAGACACATCACGGCTGCGACCTTCGTTGCTGCCATTCCTTCAACTCCTGTATTCCTGATCTCCAGAGACCTCTAGAGGCCATCCTGATCTCCGCGAGGAGGACGGCCACGAGGATGGCGATTATCCATCGTAAGTCGTGGACGAGGGCGTACAATATGGTTCCCCTCTCAACCCAATCGTCCAGGTCGATTCCGCCACATCGCATTAACGTAGGCAAGAAAATCAGCCAGACGATGGTAAATGCGACGAGCGATAACCATCCCAGACGCCTTGCGTTCTTGGGATCGATCATATGCCTTATCACCCATGTAATGTGAGCGGTGGCGTATCCACCTCATCCTCTCGATATTCGCATGAAACCGCTCGGGAGACTCGAAGTATTGCCAGACGATGAACACCAGCGCGAGGGCGATGGTCACGAGGCCCGAGGTGCAACAGATATCCATGCGACTCATTCCTTGAGGTGGAGTTTCCAGATTGTGGAGGTCGTAGGCTTGACGTATAGTATCTTGAACGTGGGCGCGCCGTGGATGGCCGTCTCCACCGCGAACGGTACGTCCTCGAGGGCGACTTGGAGGGTGAATGAGTCGAAACCATGCTGAAGCTCGGTGAGGGTTCGCTTTATGGTCCGCTTACGGAAATGCCGTTCCACGCGGTTCCAGATGCCTACCAGGGCGGCCTTGAGCTTCGAGCCGAACCAGTATAGGCCGTCGCGGAGCTCGTCGGTTTCATTCTCCATCTTGATCATCCTCCTGGAAATCGTCGGGGTGGTCCCCCCATGCGGTCAGGATGCCCCACTCGTATAATTTGTGTATTTTTAGAAATATCCATAAAATGATAGCTACGATGAAAATCAATGAAATGAAAAAGGCTAATTCATGAAAACAAGCTGGTTCATCAGACAGTAGCATTAAATCACCTCGTTTGAGTCATTATATATAAAGGTTATAGTAATTAATTTACGGTTTTTAATTTCGATGGTCCTTATATGCCTAGTCCTCAAGTTATAGCTGGTGTTTGACATGACCGCAACCTTCCTTGTGACTGCCGTCCTGGAGCTCAAAAATGACGTGGCCGTGTGGTCGGTCCTGACTGGTAAGGCTCAGATTGACCTCTCCGACTACCTGATCTCGTATGAGTACGTCCGTGTCGATTGAGCTCCCCATTTTCATCTCCTCCTTCAAGGTCCGCTGTTTACCAGCTACGACCTCCCGCTGAGCTTGTGAGGGGCAATAGCCGCCCGTTGCCATGTGGACGGCCTTATGACATTCGTAACAGAGGATGCGGAGGTTGGACGGGTGGTCGGTGCCACCCGCCCATCTCGGGATGATGTGGTGGACCTCCAGGGGGGTACTCGCCCCGCACTCGGTACACTTGTTCGCGTCTCGCTTCATCACGGCATGGCTCACGGTGTACCAGTATCGCTCACCCCCGAGGTCCAAGGGCTCACGTGAGCCCTCGGGAGAGTAGGGGACGGTGCTGATTAGTGCCGCGAGCCTCTGGAGCCATTTCCACGAGGCGCGTTCCTCCATGCACCGCGTGGCCCCCTCGCGGCCCCCCTCATGGTGTCTGGAGCACACTGGACATTTCAAGCGATACGTGCCATCCCGGTATACGATGGTGCCGCACGAGCATTCGGTAGTCTTTCGGGAGGGTTGGAATTGGACTTCCGAGCCGCACCAGGGGCATTCCATTTTCATTATTCACCTCGGTTTGCCCTGGGGCATCCATTTTTAGCTCTCCACACCTCGCATGGTGGGGATAGGCCATCGTTGTTATCGATTGTCGTATTATCCACGCACCAGAACCCGTCCTCACACGCCCCGCATGGGACTAGACCGGGTGGTAGTTTCCTGGTCATTGTTTTTCACCATTGCATACGCATTTCGTTGTGATATCCCGTGGACTCAGCCAGATTATCCGGCAGTGTTCACATGAATCGCAGTCCATTTCTTGGATGGGGCCACCGCTTCGGGGGCACTCGTCATCTTTATGTGATTTTAGGACCGGCAATCACTTTCCCCCTCACATCTAGGGTCAAGGGAGGGTAGTCCGATGAAACGACTTTCGATGTTGCCCAAATCGTCCAGTATGTTTTTGAGTTCTGAAAGGTGGGCATATCGGCTCCCATATTCGTCTATCAAGTAGTACAATACCATCGTAGCAAATTCAACTGTTACTGGCATCTCACGTTCCCTCCGTTTTTGTAGTTGAGGTGGCGTTCTCCTTGGCTTGCCGTATCCTTTTTTCCGCATCTGAGTAGGTAATGAGGCGGTCCAAGTCCTCGCGGTTCTCGGGCTTAGCAAGGCAAATGAGTATCCATCTGGCCCCCTCAACCTCGGGGGGCTTCGCCACGGGCGCGGCTAGCTCATAGTGGTACATATCGAAAAGGCCACCAACCCCCTCGATATACTTTCTGGCAATTTGCTCTGCAAGGTCCATCAAATCACCTTCGCACGTTTATGCAGTGGATTACATCGGGGATGGAGTGTACGACATGACCGGCCATCTTGTACATCAATTCGGGCTCCCCATCCGATGAAAGGATAATCGTCAGCTTCCCCGTCCCAATGGCGTACCCCATCTCAAGGTGGGCCGACCGCCCATACGGCATGACCAGGACACACGCATCGGCTCTCTCTAGGGCCATCATGTCAGTCAGGAAACCCGCCTGGGCGATGGGGTGGTCAAGAGCCTTGGCGAATTGCTCAGGGGTCCAAGACTTCCAGTTCGGGTCTATCTCGGACCAGTGAAAACCATTGTCGCCTGGGGCCGGGTTGCGGAAGTCGTACACGTCGTGCCCCTCGTCCTGGAGGGCCTTCACTACCTCTGGTTGAGTGGGGTTCCGCCAGGATGTTGCTACGTAGATTTTCATCGTCTCACCTTCGCACGTATCTGCGAGCCTTCCCGCATTTGGGACATCTCCATACTGGCGTCATGCCCTGGGTCGTGGTCATCTCGTCCAGCACGCACCGGACATGACAGCATGTGCTGATGGGCGGGGCGTGCGTAATCTGGGGCTCGTCAGGGGCCTGGGATTTCTCGTTAGATTTCAGTTTGACCCCTCCTGGGTGATTGAATGGAATTCTGCGGCCTCGAGGCGGTCCTCGAGGGAGGGGACCCCGTAGACCTTGAGGATGGTTTCGGGCGAGTCGCCCGTTTGCTCGCAGACGAATTGGATACCCCTATCCTTCATCCGATCAAGGGTCAGTCGGACATAAGTATGCCTGAGAGTGTGCCATCGATGGGGCACGTCCTCGGGCACCCCGATCTCCTGGAACGCCTCCTTGACCCTCCGGTTGGCGGTCTTATTCGAGATGTAAAAGAGCCTCTGATGCTCACGGGTCATCCCCGAGGGGACGGAGTAATCTGTCTCCAGGTAGTCCTCGAGCATCGCCTCGGTGGACGTGTCGATGACGCACTGCCTGTACTCGTCCTTTTTCTCATCCCAGACCTTGATCAACCTTCCCTTGATGTTCCGGAGGCGAAGGGAAGTGATTTCGGAGACTCGGCAGCCCAAGGTCAAACCCATCTGGATAAGCAATTTGTCACACTTGGGCGCAAAGCGGACAAGCAACCGCTCGACTTCGGCGGAGGTCAGGTATTTCCTTACTGGCTCGGTCATATTGTCACTTTTTCCACGGAAACGGACACGTTTGATTCGCTTTTTACATTGGATTCTAGGTTTGTCCAAATTTGAGGGGGTGGAATCTGGCCTAGTGTGATTCGCTTTTCATCCTCCGAGGGGCGATTTTCCATCTTGATCGTTCCTTCCAGAATATGAATTGAGTAATTTCTTTTTGAATTGCCAGTAAGTACGGTGATCGGGAATGTACCCCTCAGCTAGCTTCAATAATTCTTTGTAGGCTTTTATTGGTAGTTCATTCATTTGATTCGCTCTCCGTCCTCAGAGGGGTGTTTTTTCATCTTGATAATTCCTTCCAGAGCGTCATTTCGTCGTTTATGGGCTAGGATTGCGATGGGTGCCCGTAGCGGTCCCTCTCGGTGTTGATCACGAAGCCGCACCCGTCGCAGTACGGCTCATCATCTATCCAAGTAGCCTCTCCCTCTATCTCCATACCACAGTCCTCGCATTCCATCAATTCACTCTCCGTCCAAGTTTGCGATATATCGGTGCCACTTGCGCGGCTTTAATAGGAATTGGAACTTTCGTTTCCGCTGGGCCCGTTCGAACCGGCGGCCGCCACCCCTCGAGGTCCAGGAACCCCCGCCACCACATCCGAGTTCTTTCCAATTGGACGCCTTGTATATCGTCCCCTCGTGGTGATCTAAGTCACAATAGGATATCAGGCGGTAGGCGTCTGGGTCGTGGGAACGGAGCCATCTACCAGCCATCCCCAATGACCTCGAAGCGGAATTATCGGGGAGGCCGGGGACCAAGACCATCCGGCGCATCTCTAGGGTATGTATCTGGTCCTCGAGCCTGGCAACTGGATTAGAGAACGCCAGCACACCCACCAGGCGGCCGCCAGAGTAAACTCCGAGTACATGACGGCATACCTCCATGTGTGGCAATCCCTCGAGGTAGTGAAATGACTCGATCAGGCGGTGGGCTTGAACCCTGGGTGCTGGCCGGATTTCATCTGGCAGCTGCGGGTGGCGGTGTTCAATCAGAGTCGCCTGAGTCATTCGTTATCCGTCCAATTCTCCGTAACCATTTGAATATCTACATAACCCAGCCTTTTGGACGTCCACGCAAGTCTTAATCCCTCTGTCGGCGGGTGCGGAGTGTTTGCCAAGAGAAATCCAAGTCCAACCACAAGTATACTCACCATAAATGTACATGCAATCCCCTCTTGGAATTCCAGGGATAAATTGGACGTCCACGGCCATGTTTCATTTTCACCCCGAGTTTTGAACTAGATATCCATGAGGGTGATTTCCATTCCATCATCCGTCGGACCGATGTTGATCGTGGCCGTATCGTAGGTTGCCAGTTCCCTGCCCTCTCTCATTATTCTAACTATCATTCGCTCAACTCCCTTACGATGTAATTTCCTTTCTTGATTAACGCCAGCATTACCTTGGCGGCGGCTATGGCGTCATCCATCGCCCGATGGCCGTTGAACTCGCCACCGACGAGGATTTCATACGCCTCACTGAGCTTGGGCCACTTGTATGCGCCCTCGTCGCCCAGAGGCCCGGGGGTCGGTATCTCGCAAGCATGTGTGGCCCGGGCCATGATGCAATCTTGCCCAGGTGGGGGAAGCCGCCATGGGGACTTTTTTAGAAATGAATAATCAAACTGGACATTGTAGGAGGTCCAGGGGAGTTTCCCTAGATGGTGTCTGAGGCCAAAGGCTACGACGGCATTGTGTCTCGCCTTTATTATCTCGTCCAGGCTTATGTGGCCGCTTTGGACTATCCAAGTCCTTTCGACCTCCGCCCTTGATAGCCTGGGGTGGGCGAGCATGTTGAACATGCGCCTGATCTCCCCGGTCTCGGTGTCCACGGTGACAAGGGCCACCTCCACTATCTTGCCCAGGGTGGGGGTCAGTTCCGTGGTCTCCGTGTCAATTACAGCGAGTTTCATTCGTCATCCTCCCTATTATCTGTACAGTATCAACGGTGGCTTTTTCGACCTGACATTCTCGTAAATATCTTGATAACAGTCATTGCAACACAAGGCGGTTTCTTTTTCTCCGAGTCTTACCAACCCGGGCACCATCTCGCCGCAGAGGGGGCAAGCCATCAGATGGTTCGGCGCGACCTTCATCTGATTGGGTAGTTGTTCAGTGTCGGTGAATGAAAGTTGATAGGGGCCAGCATTGTCGATGAGGACCTGGAGGGCGGCGATGGCCTCTTTCTTGGTCGTGACCTCTTTTCTGGCGTATTCCCAACCAGTCCCATCCCAGAAACGAGCGGCCACGACATACCGACTCATTCGGTATCATCCTCCACGAAGAAATTTAGGGTGTTAACCACGCGATAGCGTAGACGGATGCCGTGAATGGCCCCCACCTCCATGCGGAGATACTTTCGGAAATGATAGCTACTGAGTGGGCCTAGCTGAAAATATCTATAATCTCGTTGATCAATGAACTCCAAGGATTTGCGCTTGTCTATCTCGTTGATCTGGTTGCTCATGCGCTCGAAGTCCCTGAGTCGGAAGGGGTTGAATGAGATCTGGGAGACTTGGCGGCAATGGCCCGGGCACTCGAGGTAATCCAACTTTCGCGGGTGGGGCCCCACAATCTCCATCGTGGCACCCGGGGCCAGTATGCGGATGATTTCCTTGATGAATGGGAACCAGAACTCGGTATATCCGCCCCACTGGTGGGGGATGTGCTCGAAAAAGTGACCCCCATAGAGGTAGAGGAAGCTGTCATCATCCCACGGAAGGGGGAGGCTGAACAGGTCCACCACCTGGTCAATGCCAGGTCCGTCCCACTTGTCTACATTTGTCATCCTTGGAAAGGTCCGCCTCCCGCACCCGAGGTTCAGGCATTGCTCTTTCGAGAGGCCATTGGAGGTGTCGAGGGGCGCGTTGGGGTTATCGGGTTCGGGCCACCAATTCAACCATCCACCCCCTTGCCATTGTGGACTCGACAGAGGCATTCCCCGCAGAGCTTGACGGTCAGGCTCGCGTTGGTGTCCAGCTTGAGGCGGGTCAAGTGGAGAGGGCCCCTGCCATCGCAGACGTGGCACTCGCCCTCTACATGCGTCGGCTCATGGCTGATCAGCGAGAATTCCAGAGGGCGGCGACGCTCGAACTTGACCAGGTGGTTGTCCAGGTCGAGAAAAGCGCATGTCAACCATACATGCCTCCCGGGTCGCTATCTGGTGGAGTTGGAGGGGCTGGGGCATTGTCGCCCAATAGTTTCTGGAGATATTCGAGGAGGGCGGTGTGGGACTTCAAAAGCATTTCCTGGCCTTCGACCAGGCCATTCTGGACCTCTACGAGCTTTTCCAAAGTCGGGACTAACCCAGCTTCGAGGTTGCTCACCCGATGGGGAAGGGTCTGTAATGCTACCGCCATTTTCTCCTTACTCGTTTCCAACTCTCCACGACCTCGGGAGGTGTCCCACCATATCTCAGGACCTTTTAAACCTATTTCCTTGGCGGCCTGAGCAACCTCCCTTGGTACGGCGGCGGCATAATGTGGGGATTGGCAATATTCTGGTAGGCCGAATTCGAACCCGTATTTCCGGGTTAGCCAGTTGGCTACTCGCTGGGCCCTATTGGTGGCCCACTTTGAAAAATCGTTGAGGGCGTCGGGTGTGGTGATCACTACCTCGGGGGTCCATATCTCAAGGGATTGGCTTTCCTTACCCTCACGATACACGACCTTGACGTGCCGATCTGATAGGGGGTCGGTGTCGAGGGGGACGATGAGAACGTGATTGGGGACGCCCGAGGGGTGGCTTGTGCGGGTCCAAGGAACTCCATTGTCGGGACCCTTGAGTACGGGGAAGCGATGACCGAGGGCATGACATCTCATTGGGATGAATCGGGGCTCGGGCTTACCTCCGATTATAGGTAAATCCTCAATTATCGGACCGTACCCCACGGTCCCCACGGTCATGTCGTTACTGGTACTGTTGCGGGGGGGCAACACCTCTTTAGTCTGTTTTGGAAGGTTAGGACCTCGTACGAAGTTGGCCGGTTCGCCACGAGGGGCGGTGTTGATCAAGCATCCGACCTCAACCCAATACTTCAAGTGTCTGGATACCCTTGATTTGTCTCGCTTGAGGGCCCTTGCGATGGCCCCCACGGAGTACCCTTCGAGGGCAAGTTTTAGGCACCGTTGCTTGATGTCGGGCATTAATCGAACACCCCCCTACTGTTGCGGGGGTGTTGCGGGGTGTTGCTAGCGGGTTCTAACTCCTCTCCGAACCCTATGAAATTCCCCTCTTGCTCCTCCTCAAGAAACCCGTTGTGATTCGCGTCGAATTGCTCCCCCTCGACTAGCCGTCGGGAGTGCTCCCGCTCTGCGGGGGACAACGGTACACAATCCGGCTCCTCGCGGCGGTGTCGAAGGAACTCACGCTTGGAGACGAAGTACTCCCCGCACCTCTCACATTCGATGGATTTGGGGTCCAGAGCTAGAACCCCCTGAGTAGGTGCTTGATGTCGTTGGCTTTCTTGTGCTGGAGCTCCATCACCATCGCTATCGTCTCGTCCTCGATGTCCTCCGGGGCCATCCCCATCTCCCGCGAGTACACCCGGAATATGGCAGCGTGGGCGGCTGATGCGCCCTCGCGGTCATCCTGTCCGTAATCGAATAGGGCCCTCAGCCCCTGTCGAACCCTCTGGCGCTTGAGTTCGGTGCGGGTGGCGTTGCGCCTGGCAACCTCGGTGAGGTCGAGGTGTTGCTGGCCGCTCACGGGAGCACCCCATCTAGATGCTCGGTGAGTTCCCCCGCCTCGGGGTCCGTGATCAGATGGGCGAGTTCGCGGAAGTGCGAGGACATGCACCCAGGGGCATCTGACTGGCTACTACCGTGTGAGGAAACGGTTATTAACCACAGCGATTCACTGGCTGTCGGTTCCGGGGTGCGGTTTTCGCCCGGAACCGCTCCCGGGCCTCCATCGCGCCCCTGGTGTCCTCTAGGCTCGCGTCGATGTACCTGCGCGTCTGGTCCAGACTCGCGTGGCGGAGCAAGCGGTTCACCACTACTATGTCCCGACACACCTTGTAGAGCTCCGTCCCGCACGACCTCCGTAGGTCGTGGGGGCTGAGGGGGACTCCGAGCTTGTGCCCGAGGGCGCGGATTTTCTCGGTCACGGTCCCTGGCTTGTACGGACTCAGCCTGGACCCGTACCGATAGATCAACAATTCCTCGGGCACGTCCGAGCAACCCCGCTTGGTGGCTGCCGTCACGGTATCGACCCTCTGGGCCATCCATTGGTCGAGCTCCACCAGCATCTCCGAGGTGAGCGGGATGGTCATCACATGTTCGCCCTTGCCCCTGACCACCAGATTGTCCCCTTGGATATCCTCCATCCTGACGGCCACGACCTCCTTTCGTCGGAGGCCGCCCATAGCCATAAGGACCACCATCAGGCGAAGCTGGCCTGACGTGGCCGAT